TCCCTTGTGAAAGGTATCGGGGGATTGCTGAACACGGTGTCTTTCGGAGGTTTCAACAAACTGTTCGGCATCGGCGGGAACGCCAGGGAAGTGCAGGCGGCTATAGACCGTCTTACAGACCGGAACGAGCTGCTGCAGACCTCGATAGAGGATCTGACCGACACCATCAAGCAGAGCCAGGGGACGAAGAGTGTGGCGGCTTACCGCGACGCGTACAAGATGCAGCAGGAAACGAATTCGAACTACCTGCAGATGGCTATGGCGCAAGCCGGCTACCACGGAAGTCACCACAGCTGGAACTACTACTGGGGCGGTTTCAACCAGGCACAGATAGACAAACTGAGCGGACAGATCGGCCGCCAGTGGGACGGGAACCTGTGGAGCCTGAGCCCGGAGGAAATGAAGGCACTGCGCAGCAACGTGGATATGTGGACGCAAATCCAGAATACCGGTAAGGGAGGCTATGGCGGGCGACTGACCGAGAAACTGGATGACTACATAGACCAGGCCGGCAAGCTGGAGGAACTGACCGACCAGCTGTATGAAGGGCTGACGGGCATTTCGTTCGACGGTATGTACAGCAGCTTCATCGACAACCTGATGAACATGAAGTACGGTGCCAAGGATGCGGCGGAGGATATATCCGAGTACTTCATGCGGGCGATGCTGAGCAACAAGATCGGTGAGATGTACAGCGACAAACTGAAAGGCTGGTGGGAGAAGTTTGGCAAGGCCATGGAGGACAACGAACTGACCGAGGCGGAACGGAACGCGCTGATGGAAGAGTACATGCAGTATATGGATGAAGCCCTTGCCCTGCGTGACAACCTGGCGGCAGCCACCGGTTATGACAAGACGCAGCAGGGCGGTACGAGCCAAAGTGCGAAAGCGGGCGGCTTTACGGCCATGACGCAGGACCAGGGCACGAAACTGGAGGGCATGTTCACCGGCGGGCTGCAGCACTGGAGCAGCATGGACGACCGGCTGGAAAGCGTGGTGGAGAAGATGGACACGGCTGAAGGGCATCTGGCCCGGATAGCCGAGAACACCGGTGTGAGCGCCGGACACCTGGGCGAACTGAAGGAAGTGATAAAGAAAATGATACGTGACGGACTAAAAGTGAAGTGATATGGGCAATATACTGAGCGGACTGGTGCTGGTGAACGGCACGGACATCTGGACGGAATACGGCGTGTTCCTGGTGGAAGACCGGCGCGGGGGCATGGAGAACCTGACGGCCATCCTGACCCCGAGCAAGGCCAAGAAGGATACGGCTGTGGACATACGGGAAGAGCACGGGGAAAAATACAGCCCCGTGCTGACCCCACGGAATGAAGCGCGTGACGTGACGCTGCATTTTGCGCTTTACAACAAGACCCAGGCAGGCTGGATGAAGCAGTACTTTGCCTTTGTGAATTTCCTGAAGCAAGGGAAGGACGGCTGGCTGGAGATCCGTTTCCCCCAGCTGGATCTGCAGCTGCGGGTGAAGTATGCCGACTGTACGAAGTTCACCCCGCTGACCTATCTGTGGACGGAAGGTGTGCATGCCGGAAAGTTCCGGGTAAAGTTCCGGGAACCGAAACCGATTATATAACCATTCAAACGCTATTAGAATATGCTTCTAACGATATATGATAAAGCCGGAACCAAGCGTGCGGATGTGGCCGTGAACGACAGCTCGACGCAAAGCAAGGAAGTGCAGGGAGACAATGTGCTTTCCCTGTCGTTCAGCTATTATGCCTTCCTGCCCCTGGACGTGAACGACTACACGGACTATCTGGGCGAACGGTACTGGCTGACGGAACGCTACACGCCGAAGCAGGTGAGCGATGGTGAATGGGAGTATAACCTGAAGCTGTACGGTATCGAGAGCCTAATCAAGCGGTTCCTGGTGCTGGAGACGACGGACGGGGACACCAACCCCCTGTTTACCCTGACGGCCACGCCCCGCGAGCATGTGGCGATGGTGGTGAAGGCTATCAATAACGGCATGGGCCACATTACTGACTGGAAGACGGGTACGGTGGAAGGTACGGAGCTGATCACGATAGACTACGAGGGGATGTACTGCGACGAAGCGCTGAAAGCCATCGCGGAAAAGGCAGGCGGCAAGGTGGAATGGTGGGTTGAGGGGCAGACTGTGAACGTGTGCCGCTGCGAACACGGGGAAGAAATCACCCTTGGCTATGGCAAGGGGCTGACCTCCCTGGAAAGAGATACGAGCAACACGGCCAAATTCTATACGCGCCTGTTCCCGGTAGGCTCGACCCGCAACATCGATGCGGAGAAATACGGCAGCCCGCGTCTGATGCTTCCCGGCGGCAGGAAGTACATCGAGCAGGGCGTGGAGGAATATGGCATCTATGACCATTACGAGCAGGATGCTTTCAGCGGCATCTTCCCCCGTCGGGTCGGTACGGTGAGCTCGGTTCGCAGCGAGGAGGTGGCAGACGATGAAGGAAACAAATTCACCGTCTATTATTTCCGGGACGGGGAACTGGACTTTGACCCTAACCTGTACGAGCTGGCCGGAGAAACCAAACGTGTGTCGTTCCAGACGGGCGACCTTGCCGGACTGGGAGAAAGCGATGACCACTACTTTGAGGTGAACTACGACAGCGCGGCACGTGAATTCGAACTGATCACCATCTGGCCCTACGATGACGACACCCAGCTGCCGGGCGGCAAGCTGGTGCCCCGAGCAGGCGACACCTATATCCTGTGGAATATCCGGATGCCGGATGAGTATTACCGGCTGGCCGAAGAGGAGTTTGCGGTTGCGGTGGACGAGTACAACCGGGACCACTGGCTGGACATTGCCGCCTACAAAGCCCCGACAGACCCGGTATACATCGAGGAGCACGGCATAGACCTGTTTGTGGGCAGACGGGTGAAGCTGGAGAGCCGGAAGTATTTCCCGGAAAAAGGCTACCGTCAGAGCCGTATCACCAAGATCAGCCGCAAGGTGAACGAACCCGGGCAGATGGACATCGAGATAAGCGATGCGCTGCAGGTGGGCAAGTTCGACAAGGTGACGGACAGCATCGGTGCGCTGAAAAGCTATACGAAATCAAAGACGGAAGGCGCTGCCCTTCCGGACATCATACGAAGCTGGGACAAGACGCTGCCCACGGACAACAACCTGTTTTCCGCCCGGCGCAGCCAGAAAGAGTTCCTGAGCAAGAACCAGCCGGACACAGCCAAAGAGTCCATCCGCTTCCTGAAGGGTGTGAGCTTTGGCGAGGCTGCTGGCGGCAAGCCCTGCGGCATCGTGGATGGTGAGGGCAATGCCGAATACTTGACTGCCGTGATCCGCGAACTGCTGCGCAGCACGGAGTTTGTGGACGGGCTGACCGGTGAGGGCTGGCAGCTGTGGATTGACCAGCTGACCGGACTGACAAACCTGACGGTGGACAAAGTGACTGCCCGGCAAAGCCTGGTGGCGCTGGAACTGCTGATCGAGAAGGTGCGCAGCGTGTGCGGCCAGCTGGTGGTGTCCGCTGCCAACGGCAAGATCAAGGACGTGGTGAAGCAGGGCGACAACTACCGCATCGTGTTTGAGCAGGAATCGGGCTTTGTGGCCCATGACCTGATGCGCTGTGCGGTTACGGGTGGTAAGAAACTAAAAGCATACTGGGTGGAGGTGGCTTCGGTGATAGCCGGCGGTGTACTGGTCCCGGTAAGCGAGTTTGGCGGGGTGAAGCCGGAGGCAGGCGATGAGTGCGTGCTGATGGGCAACACCGAAACCCCGCTCCGGCAGAACCTTATATCCATTGCGGCCACGGAGGACGGACAGCCCCGTATCGACATTCTGGACGGTGTGAAGGCCAAGAACTTCAACGGCTGCCTTCGTTGCCGGCTGGGTAAGCTGGACGGCATCAGGAGCAGCGCTTTCCCGGCAGACAAACAGCCGAAAGGAAACGGCCTGTATGCCGACAACGTGTGGCTGAAGGGTACGTTCGTGTTGATGACGGGCGAGGACATCCTGACGCGGTTTGAGATAACCGAGGGGAAAATCCATTCAGCCGTGGAAAGCTTGCGCAAGGAAATACGCGAAGAACAGAGTTATCTGGACAACAGCAGTTTTGCCGACGGCATGGACAAATGGAAGACGGGCAGCAAGGCTACGCTGTTCACCCTGGGCGGACGCTGGATCTGGGCGAACGGCGGTCCTTACGGTACGAAGCCGGACGGCCATGCCGAGATACGGACCGACGGCAAGGTGCCTTATGCCTATATCCGGAACAGCTATATCATGCAGAAACTGGAGGACTTCCGGCTGGTACCGGAGTACCGGCAGACGAACAGCCAGGGCGAACGGGTGCCCGGCGTGGTGTATCTGTCGTTCAGCTACCGGGTTATCAAGGCCGGAAGGTTGAAAATAGAATTTGTGAACGCTGATAAGACCGGGTTTGAGAACTTCAACATGTTCGGCCATGAAGAGGACCTGCCCGTTGGCGGTGAGAAGATGTTCACGTTGGACGGACTTTGGAACGGCACTGGCGACTTCAAGCTGTCGTTTACGGGCGTGATTTACATTTCGCTGCTGGTGTTCAGCACCAACAAGGCGGACGCACTGGCCTATAAGTACCGTACACTGTTCGAACAGAGCGACCGGCTGGTAAAGATTTCAGCGGCGGTCTTCGACAAGGACGGTAATGCGCTGAAAGAGACCGGGCTTGTCATAAAGCCTGAAGGTTCCGGTCTGTATGCGCAGGACAATACAGGAAAGATTGCCCTTATCGGGGTGAGCGTGGAGGAAGAGGACGAGTACGGAAATACCGTGAGCAAAATCAAGCTGACAGCCGACCATATACAGCTGGAGGGACTGGTAACGGCCAACGGCAACTTCAAGATACTGGAAGACGGCAGCATTGAAACGACCAACGGTAAGTTTACCGGAGAGATAGACAGCAGCAAAGGGAAAATCGGCGGCTTTGAGATAGGGAACGGCCGTATCGGTTCTGTGGCCGACTCTCACGGGAGCGGTGGCGGTCTTGCCATTTATGATGATTTTTTCCGTGTCGGCGGCAGCAAAGGATATGTGATGTTCGGTGATGATGTGATACCGTCTTCTGCAGGAGGAGCTTTTACCGCTGTCGGTCGTATCGTGAACTCAGCCCCCAATATATACGGGAATTACGGCTTCGACCAAGCGAACTATGGATTGTTTATAGATGTTACCGGCGGTACGAAGAACTACGGTATCAGCAGCAATGCGGCATTACTTGCCCCGGCGTTTATCAATACGAAAGCCAAGCTGCTTACCTTCGGAAGTGGAAACTACACGGTGGATTTCTCACAACACAATATCATTTTGATGTATTACAATGAACCCAACTACAGTAAGGTAGAGGTTACGCTGCCGTCGGAAAGTTCTGTGGCATACAAGTTCGGCATGAGTTACTTGCCTACCGATTTTGCAGCCATTGTCACGTTCAGGGTCAGACCCGGTTCAAAGAATATCATACTAAAAGGTATCTATAACCACAATGAAGATTTGCAAAACTACGAGATGGCATCCGGGGACTCCGTAACGGTACTTATTACAAAAGCGGACGGATTCCGTTACCAGATATTGAATCATTCATCCTAAAAAACAGATATATATGAAAAAGTTAGATTTCAGGAATTTCAGCGTTCCCACCGGAATAACCCGTCAGACGAGGGAGGTTTTCGATGCACGTGAGCAGATAGCCGATTTGCTGTATACGCGTGTCAGTGGCATCAAGGCCCATCGGCTTGCGTTCAAGATTTTCGAGAGTACCGGCGAGACCGAGTTCAGCGATGAGGAAACCGGGATGATACACATGGCGGTGGAACGCTATTGTCTTCCCAATGTGATAGATGCCCTGAACGAAATCCTGGGCGGGTCAGAAACCGATAAAAACGAATGAGTATGGCAGAAATGACACAAGAAGAACTGGTTCAGGAAGTGCTGGACCGTGTACTCCAGAGTTCTACCGGCGTGGAGGACTTGGAGACCGTCACCTCGCTGAGCGGTGTGAAATCACTGCCCGGGGAGAAGGACGGCAAGATGGTGAACGTCCCCCTGGAACTGATAGGGAAGCCTGCGAGCGATGCCGCCGCCCGTGCCGAGGCTGCCGCCAAGAAAGCGGAAGGAGCCGTAGCCGGACTGGAGGAAAAGACCCAGGCCGCCACGGAAGCGGCCACCAAGGCCAACGAAGCGGCAGCCAAGGCAGAAAACGCCGCTGCCAAGGTGGAACAGACTACGGCAGCAGCCATCGGCGGGGCTACCGCACGCTTTTCCTCATGGATGGAAACAGGCAACGTTTTACCTGACAAGAGTACCAAACCGGGCGGCAGCGTAGTGTATGTAGCGGATGCCGGGAAGTTCGCCTACCACATGGACTCCACCCTGTACGGGGACTGGGATGTGGCGGGTGTGCCTCCTGCCGGCATATTCATGAATGCGGACCGGACAGCCATCCTGCCGGACAAGCTCTACCTGCTGGGTGATGCCGTATATACCGGAACAGGCGGCAGCCTGAGACTGCTGGCCTACCGGCATGAGGTGATGAGCGGGGAAGCTTACGAGGCGCTGCAGGACAAGGATGCGAATACGCTGTATCTGATTTATGAGGAGGATTGACGATGATAACCATAGGCGGTAAGGAAATAACGGCTGCGTATGTGGGGAAACGTGCCCTGTCGGCAGTCTATGCCGGGGCAAGACTGGTGTGGTCTGCGATAAGCAGCTGTTTCGGACTTGGATACTGGAAAGGCGACGAGCCGTGGAACGGATCGGACGCATGGAACGGTAGCAGTAAAACTGATAAATGAATGATTATTATAAAAGGACAGTATTATGGCAAAAAGGAAAATAAGCGGAATCATCAACGCGACTGAACATCCGATGAATCTTGAAACACCATGGAACCAGAAACAGCCGGACGGCACCTATCATGCCTATGCAGGCGATGACATCGAAGCGTTCCTGAAGAAGGAACTGTCAAACCGTACCCCTACCGAGGAACTGGTGAGCGGCGAGACGAAACCTCCTACATCCGGAACGGTGTTCGATGCGATGGTGGGTACGGTGACGGACGTGGATGTGCAGGACAGCGAGGACGGCACCCAGTACGTGATGACCGTCAAGCAGAAGGACAACCAGGGCGGCGAGAGCTCGAAGGAAGTGCGCTTTTCCAAGTACACGGACGATGACAAGGTGGTGGTGAACATCGACCTGACGGACAGCGGCGGTGCGGGACTTCCCGCCTCGCAGTATCTGGCACTGGGCAGCGGCTTTGTGGTGAAATACTCCGTAGGTGTGGGCACTGCCGGTGGCGGTACGGTGGACGGCTACAGCGACCTGAAAGCCCGCGTGATCGTGAAACGCGGTTCGACCGTCATCAGTGAGTTCCGGGATGCGGAGTTTGTGGGCGTTACAGCCGGACAGAGCTATACCTTTGACGCTTCGCCCTACCTGAAGGATGCCACTGCCTATACCGTACAGGTGGAAGCGCAGGCAACTTACCAGGACGGCACGCTGATGAAGACGGCCACGGCCAAGGTGACCATGGTGGCCATGGAGCTGGAGACCACCTACTCGGCGGGCAACGGGCTGGCCGACGGGGGATATAAAAATGACGTGAACATCCCCTTTACTGCCAAGGGCACGAGCGGTGAGAAGAACATCTACTACCGCGTGAACGGCGGACAGGCCTTTACCCTCGGTCTTTCGGCCGGCAGCGGTGTGCAGCAGAAGAACGTGACCATCCCCCTGACACAGATGCAGGAGGGTACGAACGTGGTGGAAGCCTACGCGCAGCATGAGAACTCCGGTGTGGTGAGCCGGGTGCATTACATTACGCTGCTGAAGGCAGGCGGAGGTGTGACAGCGTATGCCGGCCTGATGTTCAGCCACCGGGCAGCGGGGTTCCAGCGTGACTGGAAACACCCGGTGCTGGAGGCAGAGCAGTTCACGGCATGGAACTTCACGTATGCCGGCTATGACCGCGATGCGTATACGGCCCGTGTGAAAGTGACCGACCGGGGCAGCGTGGTGAAGGAAGACCTGCTGCAACGCGGTGAGACCGGCAGCTACGGACGGACGAACGTGAACGTGGAACCGTTGGACTACCGTGTGTCATGCGGCGATGCCGTGCTTGAGGTGCAGGTGAACACCACATCGCACCCGGACATTGAAGCCACGCTGGCACCGGATGCCGTGTGTACGTTTGACGCCTTCGGGCGAAGCAACACGGAAAACAACCCGGCAAGCTGGGTGAGCGGTGACAAGCGTATGGAGTTCCGGGACGTGCTGTGGAGCGTGAACGAATATGGTGCCGGTAGCGGCTGGCACAAGGACCGCCTGCTGCTGGCCGGTGGTGCAGGTATGACCCTGACCGCTGACGGCGGTTACCGCCCCTTCAACGAGGCGGACAAGCCCGAGGGATTTGCCATCCGTGACGTGGGCATGACGCTGGAGATAGAATACAGCACGGCCAACGTGACGGATACGGATGCCGAGCTGATCACCTGCCTGGGGCAGCTGGACAACGGCAACCGGTACGGGCTGATTGTGACTCCGGAAGAGGCCAAGTTCCTGACCGGTGTGGTGACCGAGGCGATGGATGCCGGACAGGTGCTGCGCTATGAAGACTCGGTGGGTACCAAGTTCCAGCCGGGTACGAATATCCGCATTACCTACGTGTTCTATCCGAACGTGCAGACCAACGAACAGCGCACGCTGATCGGTTTCTATGTGAACGGTGAAGAGTCGGCTGCTTCCAAGTGGCTCGACAAGGTGAATTTTGACATTCAGAGCCAGTTGGAATTTAAGTCGGCAGGTGCCGACTTGAACGTGAAGAGCGTGCGTATCTATAACAAGGCGCTGACCTCGGACGAGGTGCTGAACAACTACATCGTGGACCGCAACCACCTGGAGGATGCCGACGGGGAACCGGGCGTGCGCTCACTGGATGAGGACAACCGCGTGCTGAATGAAGGAGATACGGTGAGCATGGAGAAGCTGATGGGGCTGATGAAGAAGCGCCGGAACTCGATCCTGGTACTGATAGGCACGGGCAGCGTGGGCAGTGAGGTTCCGAGCGAGAGCGACACGCTGAACGTGGTGGATGCACTGGCCCAGCTGAACGACAAGAAGGCCAATAAACTGGTAAGGGAGGTCCGTTTCTATAACGGAGAGGACAGGACGCTTGACTTTATCCTTACCAACGTATATGTCCGTATTCAGGGTACTTCTTCCGTGAACTATGCCAGAAAGAACTTCCGTTTCTACTTCCAGAAGACGGCAAGCGGCTGGACGGTTACATTGAGCTACGGGGAGATTGACGGAAACGGCAGGCAGAAGAATCCGGTGGTAACTACCGGCAAAAAAAATCTCTTCAAGTTACGCAGGAACTCGGTAGGCGCGAAGCTGGCATGTTCCAAATGCGACTTCTCGGACTCGTCCATGACCACCAATACCGGAGGTGCGAAGCTTATCAATGACGGACTGAAAGAGATGGGGCTGCTTACGCCTGCCCAGCGTTACGCCAAAGACCATGGGCTGGAGGATGATTACCGTTCGGCCATCGACGGCCTGCCGTGCGACCTGTTCGTAGCGAAGAGTGCCGACGAAGACCTGACCTATTACGGCCAGTACAACATGAACAACGAGAAGAGCGACAGCTACCCCATCTTCGGGCAGGATGAGACCATCGGCGGCGAGAAATGGGGCGAGGGCGACACGCTGAACTACCTGGAAGCCGACGAGGAAGGACACAAGCAGTACCTGCCCGTCTGCTTCGAGACGCTGAACAACTCCAATCCGCTGTGCCTGTTCCACTGGTTGCCGAGTACCGAACCGGAGCATAAGGATTTCATGGACTACAACTTTGACGGAGGACTGGAATTTAATCATCCGAAAGATACCTTCTGGTCGGACGGAGGCGGTGACGCGGAGGAAGAACCGAACCTGAAAGACCACCTCGGTACCGGTGACAAGTACGACAAGATGTACAAGGCCACCGACCGCATGATGAGTTTCGTCTACCGGTGCGTAAAGGAAACGCCTGCGGGCAGGAACATGGTTTACAGCACGGAATCCCATTCGTTCGAGGGGGTGGACTATGAGGACGACGGCGACAAGTTCCCTACCGCCAAGTGGCAGAGCGATACGTTCAGGAAAGAGGCCGGGAAGTATTTCGACCTTCCCCACCTGATTGCCTACTATCTGTACGTGCAGTTCAACCTCGGCGTGGACCAGCTTGCGAAGAACATGCTTATCCGCACATGGGACGGTGTGAAATGGTCGATTGACTATTATGACGGCGACTGCCAGCTCGGTTCTGACAACAAGTCGTTCCTGACCGGGAAGTATGACGACAACCGCCAGACGAAGCGCGACGGGGCTTATGTGATGCAGGGTCATAACTCGTGGCTGTGGAACCTCATCGTGGCCAATTGCTGGGACATGATTGTGGAGATTATGGTGAGCGGATGGAACGGGGGCGCAAGCTTCATGAGTGCCTTCAGTATCCAGAAAGCCATTGACCATTTCGATACCGAACAGATGAAGAAGTGGTGCTCACGCCTCTATAACAAGTCCGGCATCTTCAAATACATCTACCCGTTCCTGAACGAAATGCCGGTGGGTGCTGACGGTGCCAAACAGACCTATCCGCAAATCTACGGTCTGAAGGGTTCGTTGAAAGCACACCGGAACTACTTCATCCAACGCCGGTATGACCTGAAGCAGGTGGAGTACGGCTATGTATCCACGCTGGGTGCCCAGTTCTACCAGAGTACGGCATCGCTGGACAAGGCTTATAAACTGAAACCGATGCAGTACCGGCTGACCATCCCGTACCGTGTGCAGCTCTCCACCAGCAACGGCGTGCAGGCCGACAGCGGCGTGGTGGATGCGGACGTGCTCCATTCCCTGCAGCTGACCCGTGCCTTCGGTGAGAACGACCCGCTGAAGATTATCGGTGCAGCCAAAATCAAGGAGCTGGTATGGCACGAGGATGCGTTCGCAATCGGCTTCAACTTCGGTCTGCTGACCTCACTGGTAAAACTCGACATGAGCGTGGAGAAAGCCAGCGGTTACCGGAACGGCTCGTTCATGGCTTCGACCAATGGTATGCTGCTTCTGGAAGAAGTGAACATGCGGAACAACCGGCTGGCCCGGAACGGGGACAACGGGAATGTGGCCACTTTGGACTTGAGCTGGCAGGGCCGCCTGAAGAAACTGGACGTGAGGGGTACGGGGCTGACCCGTGTGAAACTGGCCACCGGTGCGCCCGTTGTGCAGTTATGCCTGCCGGACACGATTGAGGAACTGTTCCTGGAATATCTGACCAAGCTGTCCGATAGTGGCCTGATACTGGAAGGGATCAATAATGTGCGGGGCTACCGCTACACCAACTGCCCCGGCATCGACGGGTTCGCTATGCTGGAACGCCTGCACCAGGCCAGACTGAACGGCAGCGGCAAGCTGGAGCGCTTCGTGCTGGAGATAGACCGGGAAGACGACGGAACCCTGCTGAAGAAGTATTACGACTACGGAACGTATACACAGACGGGTGCCGTGGATGACCGGCATTCGGGACTGAGGGGCAAGCTGACCCTGACGAAGTATCTGGCCGATGAGGAACTGGAGAAGTATGCCGCCCGTTATCCGGAACTGACCATCAAGCAGCCGCCCTATACGATGATCGAGTTTGACGACAGTGTGGCCGACGATGCCAATGTTTCGAACCTGGACAACAAGACGGGGTACAAATTCGGCAATACGTACAAAATGAGCGGGCATGTGAATGCCATCCTGTCCAAGCGCCACCGCGTATTGGCCAAGGTGACGAAGATGCCCACGAGCCGGAAGGTGGAGATAGCCGGGCAGCAGGTGGAAGTGAACAACCCGGACGGGGAGATGACCTATTTCCCCCTGCATGACGAAAGCTCGAACTTCTATGCCGATGCGGAGGATATGAACGACTGTACGGTGGCGAAGCTGGACGGCAGCGAGGGAGACTGGATGATGTATGAGCCGTTTTACTGGAGCAAAGGCATCAACGATTATTTGAACAACAAGAAGTACGCCTGCTACAGCAGTTATCCGGAGGACGAAATGCCCCCGGTGCCTGAGGCGACGGTACTGACACTGGATGCCATCAAGGAGACACAGGGCGGCTGGCTGGGTGAACGCAAGATCATGAGCGGCAAGCCCACGCTGATGGAATCCTATACGACGGACAAGGCTTATTCCGTGTGCAAAGTGGACGTGTCGGGTTACAGACGTGTCCGCTTCCCGAGCGTTCCAGGAACAGGGCTTATCGGCAGTGTGTTTGCTGATGCGGAGGGAAACATCCTGAAGAGTATTGTGGTGCCGACCATCGGCTTGAAATTTGAAGCCGGCATGTATCTGATAGCAGACGTTCCGGAACGTGCTACAGCCCTGCATTTCTCCATTCTGAACACGGCAGAGTTTGACTGCGTGGTACTGAGCCACAGCGACAAGATAGAGGACATGGAACCGGATTGGGTGGCCAATGAGGAGCATCTGTGTGCCGTTGTGGGCAGTTCGGTGGTGGGCAGTAAACTGCGTGCCTGCATCACCGGAGCTTCGACCACGGCAAGTATGACCTGGACGGACTTCCACTACTACAGCCAGCAGCGGGGTATGCAGCAGATAGATGCGCTGATGCACAGCCGCATCGCGAACCTGAGCTATGCAAAGTACGGGCGCAGGGATATGCAGGAACAATGCGGTGCCGGTCAGCATAACAATAACCGCACAACAGGCGGAACGGCCGAACACGGGATGACAGACACCATCGGCTACGATGAAGCGTATGTCATTAACAACAAAATCACGAATTCGCTGATTGACGGCCTGGTGCACCAGTATGCCTGGTATAAGAGTCGGGACGAATACGGACAGGCGACTGTGGTGCAGGTGAACAATATCTGCTGCCTGGGCTATGAGGACATCTACGGCAACAAGTATGACATGATGGACGGCGTGGATCTGCCGAACGACAGCGGTAACGTGGGCAAATGGCGCATCTGGATGCCTGATGGCAGTATCCGTATGGTACAGGGCAAGAAGGACAGCGGTCAGTGGATTACAGGCGTGGCGCACGGCAAGTATATGGACATGATTCCGGTAGGTAATCTGAACGGATCATCTTCTACTTACTATACCGACATGTACTGGATAAGCACCGCTACGGTCCGTGTGGTCTATCGCGGGTACAACAATGCGAGCGCGGATGGCGGTGTGTCGAATGCGAGTGCGCATTACGATGCTTCGTATGCGAGTGCGTATATCGGCTCGCGTCTGGCCTTCCGCGGCAAAATCGTCCGGGCGCAAAGCGTGGCAGCGTACAAGGCGATACGCGAGGTGGCGTAAGCGCAAAGCGCCAAAGCGTGGAGCGAAGCGACTAAAACGAAAGAACGGGATTCGGATGGTTTCCGAATTCCATTTAAAAGGTATTCAAATACCGGCGAAGCCGGCCGAATTTTTTTAGAATATTGATAGGGTAGGGGAATACAAAACTGAACTGATTTGAGGGTAAACGACCTCAATTTAACTATGTAAAGATAGTGATTTTTGTTGATATTTGCAAGTTATTTTTCTGTTATTTTTAGCTTAGAATTGACCAGTTCAAATGGAATAAAGAGTGCTTTAAATTATACGCTTCGTTTTGTGAAATGAACTTTTCATTTTGAAACGCGCGAACATTTCGATTTGCGGATTATACATGGATTCCGATACGGAAATGGATGATGAAATCTTCTTCTACTGCGATACTCTGGACAGCCTGCTGTCGCTGGCTGACAAAAGCGGGGAAGATTTTGTCATAGCCGGATGTTTCGGATTCGGTGAATATGAAGAACTGTTACAGACAACATAAAAATGAATGAATATGATAATCAAATGTCAGGAACACTATAACAAGGTGGTGGAATACGCAAAAAGTATCGGAGACAATACCTTACAACAATGCATCGAACGATTGCAACAGTGGGAAAAGAACTCGAACGGGAAATATGAAATTGAACTCTACCGGGACTTCGCACCCCATTCGTTCGGATTCGCCGAAAGAACTCCCGACGGACGGACTGGAGTCGTCGGAGGGGTACTCTATCATGGCAGACCGGACGAATCATACGCCGTGATGCTCAATCCGTTCCATGGATGGAGCAGTAAGCATTCTATTTTCCGCTACGACAATTTTATCGGCTGTTTTTCAGCCGATAAAATAAAAATGTCCGCAAGAAAATATTTTTGTTTTAACATTCCGATTTATAAAAACATGGCAGAAGAGCCTTCTTGTCGCAGTCCTTACCATGAAGAATACATTCAAACAAGTGTTTCAGGTAATCCTGAGGATCTATATCGTTCAACTTACAGCTTTCTATCAGAGAGAAGATGAATGCCGAGTTTTCTGCGGCTGCCTCACTTCCTATATTCATGCAGTTCTTAAGTAGCAGCTTTACAGGTTTCATTCTTTGCTCACAGAGGTTGTTCGAGATTTCCGCAGAACCGTCCTTTAGTATATTTCTCAGGGATTTCCACTGGTTTAACGTATAGTTTACTGCCTTTCTCATCAGTTCGTTAGCCATAATCTTCGCATCCTGCATCATCATGACCACCTTATGATGGATACGTTCAAGAATAGGTCCTGTAAGTTTAAGTCTTTTTCCCTTTATCTGCTCACCGCTGAGTTTCATTGTGCGGAACAGGTCTTCATTCCTGAATAAATCACCGATAGAATCTATTATGTCCATCGCCGTCCTGTCTGATGGCAAAGCATCAACCCACAACCTCCTGCAGTGCGTCCAGCATCCTATATGAAGCACCTTTGAGCCTTCTCCGTCATACATTCTGTAAACCGTATATCCGTCTGTAGATATACCTCAAATCCGCAACCTATAGGGTTTAGTGGGATTTTGCTTGCAAAGCGACAAAATTCATTTTATTGTACATATTTCTTGCACAACAGAAATGTCGCAGACACAAAATCCCCTTACCCCATAAAGCGACTTGAGGTAATACGCTGGTTTAACCAGAAAAGCATGGTCTTTAACCAAAGTCTGTCTTGAACAGGTTGGCATAAGCATTGTTGTCTGAGTAAATATTCAATACATGCCTACGTGATGTCTTAATCCATTTCGCAGGAACAGAGATGAACTTGAAAACAAAGGTCTTGATTCTGCTGGTGGCACGCAATCCAAATTCATGGGTTTTCAATCTCTGCATAATAGCTTTGTAGAAGTTTCTGATGAGAGCTGTCATAAGCAGGAATACAGTATTCTGTGCCATGAACGATTTTGGCAATCGATTCCAGCCAAAGCCATTGTTCATGTCATCGAAGATGCGTTCCTTGCCACCACGAAGATTGTAGAATTCCACGATGTCTCTTGCACTCGACTTGTAATCGTTAGTCAGTATACATCTGTAGGTATATTCGCCTTCCCAAATGTCAAGGTCTCCATCTATTCGCCTTTGTCTCTGTATGACAAGACGATACGGTTTTCCTTTCCATTTCTCAACAAGGATGGAATTCAGCTCAAATTCAATACCGTTGATTTCAACAGTTTTCCATCCAGTCAAGGCAAACATGGAATCGTAGAAGGAAGAGCATCTGTTGGCACGAATATAAAAATGCCTGCAATGAGCCTCTACCATATCTACGATTTCCTCCGAGCATGAGCCGCAATCCATGCGGGCACGGGATATATATACTTCTGATGCCTCCAGTCGCTTGAAGATTCTTTCCAAAGTCTCTCTTTGGTTGAAGCGCACGTTTGTGTTGCCGTCTCTATTTTCAATACCGACAATCATGTCGTTAATGACTGCCACACCTGGACTATAGCCCAGGAACTTCTTGTAGGTTGGTTTTGCATCATGCTTCTCTGTTTCAATGAACTGATGGTCAAAGTCAAAATCATACTCTTGACCGGATTTCAATTGACCAGTAGCAAGCAGGGCTTTGATCAATAAGCAGTTCATCTTGTCTGCAGTATTGAAATCATAGGAGTTGCCAGAAGCAGATTTATAGGTGATGTTCTTACAAGTCAGTTCTTCGATAGCACGCAATATGGTGTCTGCGCTGCAAGTGCGAAGAGTTGGATGAAGAGACAAATGTTTCATCAAGTGAGTTGTAACATCCTCAATACATGAGCCGCCACAAAGATATACGCACATCAGAGAGCGTAGAATTTCGCTATATTGATAACCAAACATAGTGCATCTCAATCCCAAGGTGGAATCTATGGTTTGAGCTAAAAGAGCATCAAATTGCTCCATAATAGAAAAAATTCCTCCAAAAGGAGTGAGTTTCTCAGATTTTATTTGTATCTTTGCCAT